GTGTATTTGAAGTTTTTATCCCTTACTACCCCATCTGAGTTTTTAGTGTCACTAAACAAAAGTATAGCAATACTAAACAAGGGTGCTGGGGTGTGCGTTACGTGGAGGGGAACTCAAGTGAAGTACAGTAGCGTACTGTACGAGGGTGCGGGGTGCGGTGCGGTTGTGCTGTGTGCCGAGCCATTGCGATCATGATCATGTCATAGCCTTCCGGGCCATAGCCTGCCATAGCCGAGAGGGACAGACCGGGGAGGAATGGGACAGGGTTTCACGTGAAACATTCGGAATATACAAAATACAGTATATTGTTACTTCGCATAATATTTCTTATCCAATTTTTGATGTTCAACTGAGTATTAACAAAAAGGGGTGGTTAGTTCCCCTTTCCGTAAATACTATTCATTTAACAAGTATATTCTGTTTCATAAATCTTTCCACACCATTTCTAAGGTATTGACTTCCCCTTTTTTGTTTTTAAACATGATTTTTACATATTCATTTTCAGTTCCGATGTCGTCTATTTCTAATGAAATGTCCGTTATAGAACCTGTTGTAATTAAATCTTCAACGACTTCTAATGGGTGCTTGGTCGTAGGTATTTCAGCGATTGATTTTTTAATCCACATAATGAACCTCCTAAATAAAAGTGCGGACAGAATCATCCTTAACGCACGGATTTCAACCCTTTTCTGCTCCGGAGGTATTTTTCAACCTTGAAATCCCGGCACAGTTACGCTAATAGTATGAATTGCCCACACTATTAGTATACCATAGTTACGGTCGGATTTCAAATGGCCTTTTTACAAGGACGATTCCACCCGGGACATGGGAAGGGACTAATTTTTCTCCGGAAATAAATCCGATTTTGAAATTCTTGAAGGTGACTGTTTCTTTGATGTTGTCAGGCATACCAGCGCATTTTATATTCTTTTCAAAGTATTTTCCTTTTGATGGATAAACGAACGCTCGTTTCCCATTGTCGATGAATTTTTGATATGTATGTTCGTCAATTTCTATAACTTCGATGTAGGTTTTTGCTCGGATAAAGCGAGCTTTACAGAACGTGCTTTCATGCTTCCACGCGCCTAATCGGCTTTCATGGATATCAATGTCAGGGCTTTCTGTTCCGACTAAATGAATGCTGTCGGTATCGCAATAAATAATCCGGTCGTAAAGTTTCTGTGCGGTTCTGATCGTTACGTTTCTGGCGTAGGCGGTGATGAAGCTTGCAATCGGGATATAGATTGGGTCGGAAAGTTCCTGCGCTGTCTTTATTACTTCTTCCCCATTCTCATTAATTTCTGTATAAGTTGGAAGTTTATATCCTACGCTACCATCTTCTTTAAGATAAGGGATTTTGCTTGTCACGTCAGGGTTTTTACCGAACTTCCCATATAAGCAATTTAGCATATCTTTTGCATTTTGCTTTTCGCTTGGAGTAGTTGCGTTGACTTTCGCCTGACCCCATTTATTAATATACTCGGTGAACAGGTTGTTTGACGCTTTGAACTTTAATCCTCGAACTCTTTCAAGGTCATAAACGTCATAGTGATCAAAGAATAATTGCAGATCGACGGAGGTCATAACCATGGCGACAGGTTCATCCTGCCCTAAACTGTTAACGCTGGTTGTCAGATATTCTGTCGAACAGTTCCGGAACATGAAGTTATTTTTTAGCTGAATCGTCGGGATATGGTTCTTTTTAACACGGAATCGACAACGGATATATTCAATGAATAATGGATATTCCGGGTCGTGTTGATATTCCCCTTCATAGGCGATCGGATTTCCATAGGGTAGCGTTTCAAGCAACATTCTCGATGGGTATAAACTGTTGACATCAAACACAATTCCTTCTTGTATCCGTTTGTTTTGAAACTTGGGATTGACCCAGACGAAACCTCCCTTGTAGGATTGCCTGCAATCTTTATCCAGATTCAGGTCGAGGATAGGAAACCAACTGTCGAATGTCTTTTTTCCGATGATTTCTTTATAATCGGCCAATGCGTCGCTGGCTCGCGTCATTTTTGTCAGACCTGCGTCGAGTTTTCCTTTTAAGGCTAACGCGACAATGATAACGTCATTTTTTAGATATTCGATTTCTTTTTGCGTCAGCACATGTCCTACTGGTCTAAATAAATCATAATCAATATGTCCCTTTAGTTTTTTAATCGGTAACTTAAAATCTTTAGCGATCTTATCGACACTGAACGGAAACTTTTTCATATTGTCCAGTATTTTCAACGTCTTCCCATTTTTGAATGTAATTTTCAGGCAGTAAAATATTCCGGTCTGGCTGATAACCGTTGTGAATGTCCCTCGTTCTTTTTTCTCCCGGTGTTCAAACCCATGTGTTAAAAGCCAGTGAATGACAAATTCGCTGTCAAACCCTGCATTATGAAACCAGTGTGTGCTATTTTCATTTTTGAACCGTTCTATAAATCCGTCTAGTGTATTGCCATATTCAAACGTATTGAAGGGATCGTCGATAGTACAGCTTCCCCACGCCCACACCCGGCAATCGTTCGGGTCGGTGGTTGTTTCAAAGTCTGAACTATATACATTCACATTCTGCTACTCCACGCATTAATGACACGGGTTAATTTTTCAGCTTCGGAATAGTTCGGGTCTTTTGTGTAGTTGTAAGTAATCGACACGATATCATCACTATAATACGCTTTCATGAATTCTTGTAAATCCATATTTTTTAATTTTTCTTGCAGTTCTTCAACTTCTTCCGGAACGATATCGCCATAAGCAGTAGAAAGGGATTCAATGTAATTCTGTTTTAATCGTTCATCCCTCTCCTGCCAATATTCCTCTTGCGCTTGTTGGTTATATCGAACAAGCAATTCTTGTAAATGCTTTTCATCCCGAATATCATTCGCGGTTAAATTGCGCGGTAACAGGGGGTCGAATTTCGTATTGCCAAGCCTTACAGCTTTCAAACTTCCTGCGATTGCCCCTACCGTGTTTCCTGTCGGTCTTCCTGCCGTTGTGAATTCACTTTCTAATGCTTCTCCATATCGTTCTCTTACTAACCTGTTTCGTCGCATGATCGCTTCTTGTAATCTTCCATAATCGCTCGCGGGTAACAGTTTCTTCGTTTTGCGGTTATAATAGTAACGTGTTTTTGAAATCTTATTCTGTTCTTCAAGGTATTTTTCAATTTGCTTTTTACTGTTAAATTCTTTCGGTTGCTTCGTTGGCAGAATCACGTCAAAGCCTTTGGCCTTAAGCCGTGACTGCTTCGCTTTAATCCTTCGGTTGGCCTGCTGGATTAACTGTTTGTCCTCCACAGAAATCTTAAATCGTCTAGGCATGTATAAACTCTACTCCCTTTCTGTATTCTGAAACCCCGCTTTTCCTTTTTTGCGTAATGAAGGATATCAAATATCGGGTAGAGGTTCGTTGCTTCGTTTAAGCCAAGCTTATATTCCTTTGTAATTCTATTTTCATCCAAGTATTCTTCAAAACTTTTTTGCGTCGCTTTGGAGGTAAAGAAGAATAACAGGTCGTCGCAGAAAATAGATTTATAAGAAATAAGGGTGCATATATCTGAATCATGGATTGAGATATAAACACCCTTTCGCGTCTTCTTATTTATACTCGATTGCGACGCTCAAGAAACGATAACCGCGACGGCCTGTTTTTTCAACGATCTTCAGCGGTAACGGTTTCGCATACGGTGGCATACCGACAATTGGGAAAATCATTTTTAACGCGCTCATCATCCCTGTCGAGGTCGCGCCGTAGGTTTTTCCCTTATCATCGATCAGAATGACGCGGGTCTGAGGAATCATGTTTCCCTGTTCGTCTGCCATTTCCACGGTATGTGCGATTACGTCCGTGACGTTGATCACTTCATTTTTATGGTCTGCGATACGTTCATCCGTGTTGTTAATTGCGTTAAAAATTCTTGCTTTGTCCTTATCGTCCTGCGGTACGATAGAGCAATACATTGTTGTAACTTCGCCTGTTAATTCATCAATTGCAGTAGTTGTTTTTGTCATGACTTCGTTTGACATTATTCGTTACCTTCCTTTTCGTTAACTTCTTCTGTAATCAAATTAGGATTGCTCAGGAAATCCGAGGTGGGGATTGACGCTTTAACGGTAGCGCGAGTTGAATTGACGATAATATAATTATCATGTCCTAAGCGTTCCTCGATCGCCTTTCTCAAGGAAAAATCACTCTTGAATGCTCCGGGGATTGTAATTTTAAATGGGTCTTCAAGAATAACTCTTTCTGATTCAAGGTCGAATCGTGTGCTTTGTAATGTTACGGTTGTCACTGTCATGCGGCGTGTAATTCTTTCTGTCATGTTCTGTTTCTCCTTCTAGGGGTTCTTCCCCTATAACTATATTACCATAAGTACACTATAAAGTCAAATTAAAAGTAATTTAAAAAGTACAATTCAAGTGTGTTATAATAATGTTAGGAAAGGAAGGGCTTAAGCTATGGGAAGATGGACAGGGACAGAATTTGAAGAATTTCTAGATCGTTATTCAAGTTCTGAGCTGGACGACAACGGCAGAATCGCACTCCGTCAGGAAGCGCGCGACAGATGGTCAGAAACTGAAAATGAATTCGGCGAGCTGACTTCCAAAGTTGAAGACTTAAATGGTAAGTATACCGAAGCGACAAAGCTTAACTTTGAACTGTCTAAGCGACTACGGCCGGAAGGCAATGCTAAGAACAAAAACATGGCAGGCGAAGAAGAAAACGCCATGGAAAAATTAATCGCCAAAATTAAAGGAGAGTGAGAAATTACCTATGAAAGTAACGAATGAAGAAATTTTGAATGCTGTTCGTCAGGAAGCTTCCAGTGACTATCAGTCACACGTGCCGATGGCAACGGCAGAAAATCAAGTCTTAATCGGTCAGACGTTAACGACAAACCAGAGTTTACTGAATGAATTCGTGCGCTTGTTGAACCGTGTCGGCAGAACCATTATCGCAGATTACGAAGTAAAGAATCCGCTGGCAGAATTTATGATGGAGTTACCGTTTGGCGCGTCGGTTGCGGAATGGCAGGTCAACCTTGCGAAGGCGGAAGCGTATGATCCATATCTGGAAGGAAATGACCTTTACAAACTGAGAATTCCGGATGTTGCGGAGTTGTTCCATAACCGACGGATTGAAGAAAAATATCCGGCGACTTTATTTAAACCGGAAATCCGGAAGGCGTTCTTGACGGAATCCGGTATCTATGATTACTATTCCCGGATTGCTAAATCCCTGTATGACGGTGACCGTTTCGACATTTACAAGTATATGAAGGAACTTATTTCTGAGGTCGCGGGAAAAGGTGGTTTCTATACGATTACCATTCCGGATATCAACAGTAAGGAAGCTGCGGAACAGGCCGCCGTTGAACTGCGGGCGATCTCGGGCATGATGGAATTCGTATCCACAAAATACAATAGCATGAAGCGCGACATGGCAACGCCGATTAGTGAACAGATTATTATCACGACCCCGCGCACGCAAGCCTACATGGACGTTAATGTTTTAGCGAATGCATTCCAGATGGACAAAGCGGAGGTTCTGGCGCGTACCGTTGTTATCGACGATTTCAACATGCCGGGCGTTCTGTTCGCGGTTGTTGATCGCCGTTGGTTTCAGTGCTATTCAACGTATAAGGAACTGGCCGTCGCTGAGAATGCGTCGCAGGCGTACTTTAACATGTTTTGGCATCATCATAAAATCTTATCTACTTCTGCTTTCAGAAACGCGGTTCTGTTCGTATCTGGCCAACAGACAATCGACACCTACGCATTAACCCCGGCCACGGCAACCGTTGAAAAAGGTGGTTACTTGCAGGTTTACCCGATTGCAACCGGAGAAAACTATCCGTCCGCACGGTCAACGTATGCAATCGAAGGTCAGGTAAGCAAGAATACTGTCATGATGGAAAACGGCCTGTTAATCGTCGGTAAGGATGAAACCGCGAAAACGATTACCATCACTGGAACATCTGAGGTTGACACTTCTAAAACTGCAACTTGTGTAGTAACAATCACGGGTAACTAATTATGGCCGGAATTTGTACTTGTAAAGCATGGCTTATCGCTGGAATCCCTCTTGATCGGAACGATCAGCACCAATTAATCTTTCAAAGCCAGTCCGCACAGCTTTCTTATTTTCAGGGAAAGGCCGTTGCTCAGATGGTGGACGCGCAGTATATTAAGAAAGACCGGGTATTGTCGTTTGATCGGGAGGTTGACGGAGTTGACAGCGCGAACTATTTGCTGTTTAAGAATGAAGATTTTGACGGTCGCTATTACTTCGCGTATATCGTCGATAAAGACTATACGAATCCGAATGTTACAAGCGTTATCTTTGAAATTGATTCATTCCAAACCTATATGTTCGACATTGAATATTATTCCAGCTTTGTGGAGTACGAACATGCCGGAAGTGATGAACTGTTTGAGCACCTTTTAGTCAATAACAGTTTACCAACCGGGCCGACAGTCGCCCGGAAACAGGATGGCTGGAGTGAAGTTGCGGAAACCCGGACATTGGTTGCGGTTTCCAAAAAGTATAAGCCGGATTACCAGCCGGAAAGCTACGGTCCGGAAACGGAACGGCAGATCGGCGGTTCAATCGCGAACGTCTTTTCAGGAAATGCCTATTATGCGTTTAACGACGATCAGACCGAAGCCATTAAGGAACTCGTTAAGTCAATGGATGAAAAAGGCTGGGGCGAAGCGATTTCTAATGTCTGGATGTGTCCGGCGTTCACCGTTGGAGGTGCAGGAAGTGGGGCGTTGATTACCAGTCTTCCGGAGCAGAAACTAACGAAAAGCGTTGCGATCAATACTTCCGACATTGACGGTTACACACCACGGAATAAAATTCTTTTCAACTATCCGTATAACTATCTGGTAGTTTCAACGCAGAACGGACAGTCTGCGGAGCTTCGCTATGAGTTATTCAAGGGAGGATCGTGTGAATTCCAAGCCGTAGGCACACCGCATTGCCCGGCGCAGGTTCGGTGTACGCCGTTAAACTATGCCGGGCAGATGGCAAACTTTGACGCTTCAATCGTCCTCAGCGGATGGCCGACCTGTACTTGGAACAATGACGCTTTCGCAAACTACTTAGGACAAAACTACAATTCTATCTTAATGGGTGGCATTGTGGAAGGGGCGAAAGCCGTCGCGGGCATTGGCTTAATGGCTGTGAATCCGGTTCTTGGCGTAGCAACCGCGACCAGCGCGGGCGTCGGCCTTGCTAATCAGTTCGCAGACTTGGCCGACAAGTCGAATCGCCCGCCTGTCAGCAGTGGCCAGACAGGAACAGGCGCGTTAAATATGGCCAATAACTTCATGACGTTTGGTTTCTATCCGATGACGATTACCGCAGAATTTGCGAAAGTGATTGATGACTGGTACACCTGTTACGGATACCCGACAATGCGTTACAAAAAGCCGAATCTGTTCAGTCGTTCTAACTTTAACTACGTGAAGACAAACGGAATCCACTTTGGCGGGAATATCCCGTCCGAACACCGGGAACGCATTGCGAGAATGTTTGACCGGGGTGTTACGTTATGGCATGACGGCGCAACAATGTATCGGTATGATTTAGATAATGAGGTGACTGGAATTGTCGAGGAATAAAAGAAATAAGCGATTATTGCTTAACGGTGTAGAATACACAAATATTGCGACGATTCAGGATATCTACAATATGCTATATGAATATCTGGTTAACTTAATCGCGTTGGAGAATTTGCCAGATGGGATATCGGAAAGATATTGTTTGCAAGTCCTGATTGAGCAGGGTTGCCTGTGCTTCTATCGTAACATTGCCCTGAATAAACTGGTCGCACTCTATGCGTCCAACATAGCCGAGGAGGATATCTACGGTGACCCGCAGTTAGTGGTCACGACTTCCCGGAACGGTTTAATTCATGATGAAGTCAAAGTCCCGGAAGATGGCGTACTGGTATGGGCGAATAAAACAAGAATCCCGATTGTCTATCGTGTCAACATGTATGCTTCCAGATTGTTTCAGATTAAGCGGGCACTGGATATCAATATATCTCAGTTTAAAATTCCGCGCGTTCTCTCTGTTCCAAAAACTCAGGTGCAAACCGTACTTAACTTGATTAACCAATTAGACGAGAACCGACCTTTCCTTGTCGTTGATTCTGGTTTAAGCGTTGATAATTGGTCAGTCTTGGCTACGGATGTTCCTTCCCATGTAACGGAACTGATTGACGCATGGAATCAGGAATTGAACTCTTTCTTTAACTGGATTGGTATCAGTTCAAAATCAGAGAAGAAAGAACGTCTTGTCACGAATGAAGCGTTTTCCAGTAATGAACCAGTAATATCTGCCCGGCGGTTTATCTTCGGGGAGGTTGAATCTTGTCTTGAGCGGGTGAATGAAAAGTTCGGAACGGATATCCAAGTTAAATTTACAACGGACTGGAGTATGGACGCGTTCGATTATCTTAAAAATTTAATCGACACGGAAAGTCCGGACAATCTGGGAGGGGATGAAGAAAATGGCTAAGTATACCTTGACTTTAGATACCCTTTCCAAGTATGTTTGGAATGCTACCGGAAACACCCCGCCCGGCTCAAAGAAAGATCGTTTGCAAGCGTTGATCACATGGTTAACCTTAAATGAAGCCGACGCTTACCCGATCGAGGTTGAAGACCACCGTCAGGAATTGAACATGAAAATATTGAATCATTACTGGTGGTATGAAATCGGCGTTGAAACTCCGCAGTTATTCCGTGATCGACTGCTTGCCAAACTCAATGAGATTATGCCTTATTACAATCAGCTTTACGCGTCAGAACTGATTCAGATCGACCCGATTAATCCGATTGATTACACGGAAACAACCGATCGCACGTTGAAGAATCAACATCAGGACGACAGTAAAGAGGACACGAAAAACACAGGCACAAGCGAAACTCGCGGAAGCACGACGCACAATGACTATCCGCGTTCTCAGATTTTCCCAGATCGTGACTATGCCACATGGCGGGATTACAAAGAGGAAAATTATGGGGGGAGTTCCACGGGCGACAGATCGTTGAACAATACGGGTAATTATCAGGATGAAGAAGACATTACCAAGAAGCGTAAAGGAAACTTGCAGTTCAGCCAGCAGACCTTATTAACGCAATACAGGGCGACGTTCCTTAACATTGACATGCAGATTATCGACGAATTGTATGAGTTATTCATGCTCATATATTAGAAAGAGGGGTGAAAGAATGGATAAAGAAGTACCAGTAACAAAACTGCCCGACTATGTATCGCCTTTAAAAACCAGTAGCAACATACCAGTCTATACGCATGTTGTTCCTCTGGTTTTAGAGGATACCATGCAGATGTGGGAACAGTTTAATATTCTCGTAGCTGACTATAACAAACTGGTTGATTATTACAATAGTCTTGTAGAGTATACCAATACGACAAAGGACGCGTTAACCGATGAATTCAACAAGTTTAAGGAAGATTTAGTCGAAACGCAGAATAAATTCATGGCCGACATGACCGACGCTTGGAACAAACAACAGGCAGACTATGAACAGTTTAAATCTGATGTCAACACTGGCATTCAGAACTTTATTGCAGAAATGGAAGGAAAATTCAATGATTTTACAACCTCCATTAATGCGAAAATTGAAGCGTTTGAAGCCGAAGTCCGTCAGGCTATCGCCGATCATAACAAAGAGGTCAACGACCGCTTAACTGCTCAGGATACCAAAATTCAGGATTTCATTGACAAAATGACACAGGATTTTGAGCAGTTCAAGAATGACGTTAACGCTACGATTTCCGTCATGCAGAAGCAGATTCAGGATTTCATTAACGAAATGAACACATGGAAGACTGAATTTATTGCCGAGTGGAATACATGGAAAACGAACACGGAAAACGACCTGAACGAGTTCAAAACCAATTTAACCACGGAATGGACGAATTATAAAAATCAGATGGACGCTGATTTTGCTACATTCAAGACTCAGATTCAGAGTCAGTTTGAAGCATTGGAAACCAGTCTGTGGGCAGATTATACAAGACTCAAGTCGGAATTTACCGAAATGTGGTCTTGGATTAAAAACGCCAGTGAAGACAATTCGACATTGTATTTTGATGAAGCCGGGCATTTTAAAGTCAAGGTCAAAGCGCCGATTTCCATCGACCCGGCAACAGGCAATATTCAGATGGATGTCAAAGCCGATGGTGGATTGACCACTGACGAAAGCGGAAAATTAGCTTTAAACATTAATTCCACTTTGGAAATTGACAGCGAAGGTAAATTAGGTACAGTATTAACCTATGAGGAGGTAAACAATGGCTAGTAAAATTGTACAGTTGAAAGACTCTGCGGGAAATGAATTAAACCCGATTCCAGCTTTAGCAAGCTCAACTCGTGCCGGGGGCGTTATGCCGGAAACGAAAACCTCAGCTATGACACAGGCTGTCGGCATGGATTCAACAGGAAAACTGTTTACGACACCCGCGCCGTCGGACTTAACGTATGAAGTTGTGAAATAGGGGATTTCTTTCCCCTTTCCTTCTTAAAATAGAAAGGAGCATAAAATGCCGAGTATAGATAAAAAAGTAGTTCAATTAAAAAATAGCCTTGATGAATTGTTAGACCCGATTCCAGCTTTAGCGAAACCGGGAAGAGTGGGTGGTGTATTTGCAAGTGCTAAAACTACGGAAATGACGCAACCTGTCGGAATTGATGAAAACGGAGCATTATGGACAGCCCCGGGCGGTGGAACGGAAGTAACGATTGACCCGAACGGAGGGTTACAAAATACCCCAAAGGGTTTATCCATTAAGGGCGATTCAACAGCGCAAGGTGGACCAGGAATTGCCACAGGTTCAACAGGCACATACTCGCCTATTAGTTCGGATGGTAAACGAGGGTCGATTATCGGTGTTCGTAAAACAGATCAACAGACCGAAGCCGTCGGCATTGGTTCAGATGGTAAACTATATACAAAACCGATCGGCGGAACTGGTGATATTGAAGTTGACCCGGCCGGGGGCTTGGAAAAAGGTTCAGCGGGCTATGGATTAATGCTTGATGCAAATTCCGGTTTGGCCGTTGATGAAAATGGGTTGAAGATTAAACCGGATACGGCAGGAATGGGAAGTGGATTATATGTAAGCACAGCAGGAATTCGTGTATCACAATCTACTAATAATACACTAGGTGGAATCGTTGGCACGGCTTCTAAATCGAGTCAGACGGAAGCTGTCGGAATTAATAGTTCTGGTAAGTTGTATACAAAGCCTATTCCGACATTCTCTAAAACACCCAGTTTTGTTATTTACGTCGATAGCGTAAATGGCAATGATTCTAATAACGGTAAGACACAGGAAAACCCCGTTGCCACCTTACAAAGAGCGTTTCAACTTATTCCAGACTTCGCCTTCCGTGTTACGATTAACGCTAAAGGCTCAGGAACTTGCCCTTATGCTATGCCATCTCATATTGAACAATTATACATTTATGGAAGTGGAACTGAGCCGTATGAAATCTCAGATGAGCTGTATTTCCTAGATACCCGGTGCATTTATTTCTCTCATGTTAACTTCGTTACGCCAAATAAAACACCGATTACCGTAAGTACGGATTGCCTTGTTCAGCTTCATAACTGCAATATAACGCAAACCTATACAGATACGACAAAGGGTTCAGACCTATCGTTAGTCAAAGTTAATGGCCAGATTAGTAAATTAAGCATTGGTATTGTTGGTGGTTCGTATGATATTAACTGTCTTGCCTTCGCCCAGCCAATAATTGGCCATCTGGAATTCACAATTTCTACCCCTAGTTCTGCGTCAAAGATTCGTATTCCGTTATCTAAAAATGTTGACGGCGGTACTGGCATGATATGTCTTGTCACTGTTCCTAACCCTGATTCTATGATCAATACAACAATGCCACCGATTTACGCTAGGGCTAGACAAAGTTATATCGTAACTGGTAATAATATAGAATTGTTTAGTTCAGATATTACCATTAACGAAACAATGTTAACAAACGTATATCAAAAAACAATTTCAGGATTTACGATTAGTAATATTGTGCATGAAGCAGATTTACTATTATACGGAACAACGGCGAAACAGTTAAACTTTAACTGGGATGGCGAAGTATTAGGAACTGGCGCAATCATGAAAGGAAATTTCCAAGGTCTTGGCATTATTAGCTTTAATAGCCATATCTATAATTGCCTAGTACGAATTAATACGAATGGTAATGTAGAATTATACTCTACCTTTGACAGTCAAGTTACTATTCCATCCGGAACGACAGTAACGATTTTAGCGAAAAATATTAATCCGGGGGCTAGATTATAATGAAAAACCTTCTCTATCAGATTAAAAGCGTTCCAGTAAATACGATCATTGCGGGGGTGGGCGTTCTGCTCACTTCCCTCTTTGGCTCGCTGGATACCCCACTAAAAGTTCTTCTCTGTTTTATGGCGTTGGACATCCTGACAGGGACAGGACAGGCATTCATTAATAAGAATGTCAATTCCTCATGGGTATCTGGCATTTTCAAAAAAGCCGGAATTCTGGTATGTGTGATTATTGGTGTTCAGCTGGACGCCATGACTGGACAAGCAAACGTCTTCCGAGCAGGGGTCTGCTACTTCTTTGTTAGCAATGAAGGAATTTCCATCTTGGAAAACCTCGGAAAAATGGGTGTGAAGCTTCCTGCATTTCTCACTGACGCTTTAGAACAACTTCAAGAAAAGGAGGAAATTAAAAATGAAAATCATTGATATTTCGTCCCATAATGGTTACATTGATTTTGAAAAAGTCAAAGCCGACGGCATAGAGGGCATTATCATCCGTGCAGGTTATGGCGTTCAAGAGGATAACAAAGCAGTACAAAATATTCAAGGTTGTGTCAAAGCCGGGTTGCCGTTTGGTTTATACCTTTATTCCTACGCTACCACGGAAAACAGTGGATATGAAGAAATCGAATTCATGCGCGAATTTATTCGCAAATATGACCTTTACCCGGAATTGCCTGTCTATATTGACATGGAAGATGCAGACAATTATAAACTGAATAAGGGTAAACCGTTATCGAAATTCCCTCAACTGTATACGAACATCTGTGAAAACTTCTGTCGGGAAATTCAAAACGATGGTTTCTATGTTGGGATTTACGCTTCTGAATCTGTTTTTAAAAGCATTTTAAAAATGGAAGATTTAGAACCCTATGATTTATGGGTTGCGAAGTGGTCAACAAACAAACCGACTGTCCGACATAATTTATGGCAGTATTCCAGTGAAGGGAAAGTCAACGGCATTGCCGGGCGCGTTGACATGAACCAAAGCAAAATCAATTTCCCGGAAATCATCAAAGCCCGAGGGCTGAATAAATGGGAAACAGAATACAAAGTCGATATCCAGATTAATCAAGTGACGATATCTCAAGTTAACGCACTGTCCGATATGGGATTCGATATTACTATTCTCTAATGGGGATTTTACCGGGGTTTGAAAAATCATGCCCCGGTGTTTTTTAAAATTCTTTTCAACAAAAGATAAAACTGAAACGTTCCATTAAAAATAAAGTCGATCGAAAAAATTTTTAGAAAGGAGTTCTTATGTCCTCAATTGAATTTGAAAAAAAATCTGAATCAATCTATTACAATGCAGATGAATTATGGTCGCGAAACAGTGTGTTTAATTACGTTATCGGAACACGAGGTGACGGCAAGACCTACGACGCAAAGAAACGAATGGTCAAGCTATGGTTAAATAAGCGTAAAGAATCGATCTATCTGCGACGGTATAAAAGCGAGTTGAAAAAAATTGATACTTTTTTCGATGATATAGCGAATGAATTCCCCGACCACAAATTGGAAGTCAAGAATAAGAAATTTTATTGTGATGATGAATTTTTTGGTTTTGCCGATCAGCTCAGCACCTTCGGTCAAGTCAAGGGTGCAACCTTTCCGAATGTTGATTTAGTCGTGTACGATGAATTTCTAATCGAAAAAGGTTCAAAAATGCTTTATCTTTCATTTGAGGGAGATGCGCTCATGAGTTATTGCAGTTCGATCTTCCGTAAACGAAAAGGCGTAAAGATGATCGCGCTTGGAAACTCCACCTCACTCATTAACCCGCATTTCAGCTATTGGCAAATTGTGCCTGATCTATCCAAGCGATTCAACACATTTAAAAATGGCTTGATCACGGTCGAGAAATTCACTGCGACTGCCTACGCCGAAAGTCTGGAAGAAAGTGACTTCGGAAAGCTTCTGTTAATGTCCCCTTATGGCGCTATGGCTGTACGAAACGAATTCGCAGAAGAAAAGAATAGCTTCATGGGACAAAAGCCGAAAAACGCCATTTATTTCTTCGGGTGTTGCTACCAAGGACAGGACATAGGATTCTGGATTGATTACAAAGACTACTACATCTATGCTTCAACCAGCGTTGACCGAACACAACCGCCTTTCTTTTCCATGACAAGCAATGACCACTCCAACAATACAATCCTCTATCTTAAATCAGCGGACAAATTTTACTTTCCTCGGATTATCGCAAGCTACCAAAACGGAGGGTTAATATTTGAAAACCCCTATATTAAGGGGTTAGTGTTAAGTATTCTTCAATCCTTCTCTATTCGTTGAATTCGAGTAGCAACAGTTGCTCATAAGTTGGTTTATCCGCTTCTTTGATCAATAGCCAAGCTCGACGGCTGGTCACTTTGTTATCAATTAAGCCAGCTTCTTCTTTCACCTCCATATTTTCGCAGTACCAACCAAGGCCGATACAATAGCATATCAATTCTTGTAACGCTTCTTGATCAAGCTTGCGCCACTTGGTGTTACGAAAATTTCCGTTGTGTAGAATTTTCACCATTTTCAACTTCCTCCCGCATTTCCTTGACAAAATCAATAACGTCAGTAATACCTTGTTTATCTAAATTCTCATCAAACATTTCAATAAACGGTTTCGCGTCTATGAGCCACGCTTGCATGGCGTAATAGAGAACCTCGATATCTACGATAGCATTCAAATTAAAATGCCTAACTGTCTTCATGTCCATTAAAATTTCATTCAAATTTTCCATGATTGCGATAATTAATTCATTCTGCATAATTTCTTTTTATCCTTTCTAAGCATTCATCAAAGCTTTCCAACCGGGTTAATCCGACGTTCAATTCCTGAGCCATATCTAAATTCGATGCCACTTCGATCTTGTCTTGCTCGTCAAAATGATCATTCAGAAGAACCCCGGAATAAATCAAGGGTGCAATTGCTCCAACCAGTGAGCGATTCATTGCGATCATATAAGCAAGAATGTCTTCATCTGCTATCTTCTTATTCATTTAACAATTCCTCGAATTCTTTGTAGAAATCCATATTAGATGGATTAATGACATGCCATACCATAGATTTCTTCCCATTAAATTCATCAAACGCCGATAACCCCTCGCCCTCAATTAATAGATTCGTACTCATATCGATATAGCCTAACTCTTTTGAATCCTTAACTGTCGATACGATTTCAATGCGTAGCTTCTCGCCTATGTCAACCCGCTTAATTTGCGTGTTTAGGATTCCGTATTCCGTTTCTAACTGCGCTTGTCTTTCCTTGATAAAATTCAAATGTAATTCAACTGCCTTCTGATAAATGTTCATTTTAACACCCTCTCAATGAATCAATCAATGACCCATCCTTTCTAAAGTAACTAAATGTTAATTCACGCTTTGACCCGCAATACCAAACAATCGATTCTACCCGCACCCCGATGCACACTGAACCATCATATTCCATGTCATTATGAATGACAATTGAAATACTTAACATCTGAGCGCCTGTAATTGTTGATAATCTTTTATGCTCGCTTAACGCCTTTTCAATCATCGTGTATTGATTCATTCTCATTTCCTCCGTTTAAATTATTTCATCAATCGTTAAATCATCGTTAAACCAAACAGTAGTGGTATAAGGATCGATGGCAACATGCATATTGTTTTCATAAATATCAAGAACAGATTCACATTGTACGACGTAACCGGAGTGTCTTCCTAAATTAAACTTTACGTCGATAGATCGGAACGAATATTCATAATTCTTATACTCGTCTTCAATCTGTGCTTCATGTGCGATCAATGCTTGTTGGATTAAAGCTTTCTGAATTTCCATCATATTTTAGTACCTACCTTTCCCACTACTAGTATACCACTTCCACAAATAAAAGCAACACTTTATTTCAAAATGTGCTGTTATTTTTTTCACAAATAGGATAGCGACAGATCCTATGTTTCACGTGAAACCCTGTCCCATTCCTCCCCGGTCTGTCCCTCTCGGCTATGGCAGGCTATGGCCCGGAAGGCTATGACATGATCATGATCGCAATGGCTCGGCACACAGCACAACCGCACCGCACCCCGCACCCTCGTACAGTACGCTACTGTACTTCACTTGAGTTCCCCTCCACGTAACGCACACCCCAGCACCCTTGTTTAGTATTGCTATACTTTTGTTTAGTGACACTAAAAACTCAGATGGGGTAGTAAGGGATAAAAACTTCAAATACAC